ACAACATGATCGACGTTATAGTTCAGTATTGTATTGAGCATAAGACTGGTGATATTGATTATGTATTCAATAAGGTATTACAAAACTCTACTTCATATAGTAAAGTACATAGACAGACTGTATACTTAGCTAACCGTGCAGTAATGTTGTTTAAAGAATATGGTAATTATGTTCTTGGTAATAATGTAAATCGTTTCAAAGAAAAAGATAATACCAAATATTCTGGTGCATTCGTAGCTAATCCGACATTGATATCTGATAAGATTAAAACTAAAACAACTTTAGGTTCAAATATCAGTCTTATCAATAACGTAATTGACTATGACTACACTCGTATGTATCCATCTATCACACAACAAGCAAATCTAGCTCCTAATACACAAATAGGTAGATTAGATATTCCAAATAAAGTATATAAGAATGAGAATGCGATCCATAATCCGAAGTATGTACGCTCTGGTGCTTATATAGAAGATTTGACTTCTGATAATTATTTGGTATTTGCTAATAGATGGTTACATTTAGCCAACTTCAATGAACTATATGAAGATATCGTAGAATATTTCAATTATAACGAAATACCGTATGATAGAAACTTCAATGCCGTAGGTAATCATTATGGTTTACCTATAGCACCTGTACGTTATATGGGTGATGATACTCTAATCAATCCAGTTCAATATATGCCTTATGAAAGAAACAATACTGATTTCCCTGGATTACCAGAACGTATTAGAGAAGATATAAAAGAAATTTATAATAGAGGAGTTCTAAATGTATCAAGAGTTGACTTTGACGACGATTAAAGGTATTCTTGATTATAATAAACTTATGAAAGCTCACATTCTTATGTGGTCCAATCAAGGTCAATCCTTGATTGGATTCTCTGAGAATGAATTAGCTCCATTTGTAATCAAAACTTTAAATGTTCGTCCAGACTTTATTCCACCAGAAACACAAAACTTCGTGGTTAAAGTAAATGACCTTACAAAGTTTAGTAAAGTAATGCTTGAGAAACCAGATACAACTAAACTGTATATGGATTTGAATGAGATGTATAGACCGAATCTTTTTGCTAAAGAAATGGTTCTATATTCAAATAAATCTCCAGTTGATTTAATACCAGCTTTTGATTTTCCTAGATTCAATGATCTATATTATAATGCTTATATGGATTGGAATAATTCATACAAAGTATTCGAATGTAATGATATATCTCAACGACCAGAATTAGAAAGTATTCTAAATTCTAAATCTTCTGATGGTATTATCAGAACAGTAGTTGATGGTAGAGCATTTTATGTACCTCAGCCATTCTTAAATGTACTTAAGAAAGATACAGTAAGTTTATCCCTACTAGAGAATTTCAATAATGTAAGAACATATTTGGGTTGCTTTGAAATAAAGAAAGCCAAAGGAGTTATTGAAAATATCTATTTCCGTAGCGTTAAGCTAGATAATATGTAGCGATAAATTAAGCCCGAGAACATTAGGGTAATCTAAGTACTTTAAGGAGGTTTTAATAAATGGCAGAAAATAATAAAGATATCCAGAGTATGATGGATACTCTAGATAAAACCAAACGCTCTCTTTATTCTGATATTTATTACGACACCGATACTACTAATAGAGAAATCAGGATGCTTCGAAATAATCTTGATGCTTCTCTTCAAAAGATTAGTAATGTAAATCTATCCAATACTGGTCTGGCTAATATTAGTCAGTTATATACTAAGACTCTAAGCAGTAATCAACGTCGTAATCAAGACTTAATCGATAGTATTAATTCTACATTAGGCAATGCTACTAATATGGATAGAGTCATGGGTGTTTATATGGAAAACACCTGGATTCGTGATATTGATAGAGATATCGATATGGTATGTAAATACCTTCCTAAATTAGAACAAGCATTAGCTATCCAACGGGAGCATGTATTCGCTGCCGATTCATTCTCAGCCAACCCTGCAATTATTCAATTAAAGAATAATCCAGATGATGAAGCTGGCGATGAAAACATTCAACACATGATCCGTGTTCATAACTTATATGAAAAGATGGATCAATGGTATGATGAAATCGATAAACGTGGTGAAGTCTTCGTTTATTGTGTCCCATTCAATAAAGCAATCAAAGCTCTACTTGACGCCAAGTCTAAATCAGTACTTGGCGGAGTAGAGCTTGGTGCTATGAATGAAGATACTATATTTGATTCTCCTGAAGATAAATTCAGTATTCAGGAAGCATGTGGTGAGTTTATTGATGATTTATCTGACCCAAAACGTCATAAATCTAGTCAATCTGACACATCTATTATGGAATCAGTCGGTAATATCGATGTATCAATAGATACTAGTAGGATTCTTAGTTCTGCATTGAAAGATCAATACAAAGCTATGAAATTCTTTAGCGAGAACGGATCGTCTTTATTTTTTAACGAAGCAGATAATTCGATCGTAGTGGGAGCCGATACAAATAATTTCTCCAAGTTCTCTGGTGACCCAAATTCTATCTCTAGCGGTGGTCTTTCTTTAGATGGTACTTTTGTTGCAGGTAACAATCGAGGAGAGAACAACGTTAATATCCCTGGTTGTATTATTAAGAAACTTGATCATGCAATGGTTAAACCATTATACATCGATGACATTTGTTTAGGTTATATCTATATCGAATGTGATAAAAAGATGGTAATGGAACAAACTACATTCTCTAGTACTATAGGTGGTATCAGACCTGGTAATGCTAATAGAACTAACTTTGACCTTCAAGGTTCTCAAGGTAAAGACGCAACTATCCTTAAGAAGATTGCTGCTACTATCTCCGAAAAAGTTACAAGTAAATTTGTAAATGCTAACCAAGACTTAGCTAAAGAGATTTATCATATTTTGGAATACAATGCTAATATCGATGCATCTGGTAAAGTAAGTAAGATCAATATCACTTTCTTACCACCTGAAGACGTACAACACATGTATTTCAAATTTAACTATGAAACTAAACGCGGTATCTCTTCTCTAGAAAGATCTTTATTCCCGGCTAAACTATTCTCCTGTATGTATATCACAAACGTTCTTCAAATCCTAACTCGTGGTGATGATAAACGTGTATACTATGTAAAACAAACAGTAGATACAAATATAGCTGGTGTATTGGGTTCAGTAATTAACCAAATCCAACGTGGTAACTTTGGTATTCGTCAAATTGAATCTATGAATAACGTATTAAATATGGTTGGTAAATTTAACGACTATATTATTCCTAGAGGTCAAGGCGGTGATGCACCAGTTGACTTCGAAGTATTACCTGGACAACAAGTTGACGTTAAGACTGAGCTTATGAATATGCTAGAAGAAATGGCTATTGATAATACTGGTACTCCAATTGAAGTAATTACAATGAGACAACAAGCGGATTATGCTACTCATTTAACTATGACAAATACAAAGTTCCTTCAATTTATCAATAACCGTCAAGCAGTGGTAAAGAATCTCTTCAATAAAATCTTAACTCGTATATATAACTATGAATTCAATATAGATAACTCTAGATTCGATGATATTGAATTACTATTACCACCTCCAGTATATTTGAACGCTATGAACAGTTCACAAATCCTAGACTCTGTAAATGCAATGGGTGAAGCTATTGCTAAGCTTGAGTATAGTGATGATGAATCTGATAAACAAATGGAATTCTCCAGATTCCTTAAGCGTAATCTATCACAACACGTGCTTCCTAAGGACATCATTAGCAAATCTAAAGATGAAGCTGAAATGTCCTTGGCTAAACGTAAAGGTGACGAAGAATAAAAAGCAGAAAATATCCCACTACCCAATATTGGGTAGTGGGTATTATTTCGCTTTATTTTTTATCTATGCTATAGACTTATTACCAGCTGGATTTCTTGGAGGATACAGTGTAACCACCAGTTTCACCAGGGTTAGGCATTTTAGCCAAAGCATCATAAGCAAATTTAGCTTCTTCGAATTCTGTGTTTTCATTGATCCAGTCAAGGAATTTTTGAGCCTTATCTGTAACCAATGGACCAGTAATAGGATAACCGTTGAAGCTAATGTTCAATTCACGCCAGCCGATATCGCCTTTAGTGTAGTTGTACATAGAAGTTTCTGCAGATGTAGGTTGAGCAGATACGATCAAATAAGCTTTTTCAATGAAACGTGCTGTATTATCAGTAGTGAAATACAAGAATTGGAATGTTTCATGTTCGAAGCCAGCTTCAAGAGCAGATTTATCGCGTTCAGCACCTGTTTTCAAGATACCGTTATAACGTTTTACTGTAGAACGAGGGTCTTTTACACCACGTAAGAACAATTCATGAACTTTAGTGAAGATAGAACCAGAACGTTCATTGTATCGCATGGAGAATGTAGAAGCAGATTGCATAGTAGTTTGAGTGATGATATTAAGGTTGTTTACACCATCGGAAAGTTCGTTAGTGTTTACACCCATATCTTCGATACCATCTAAGTTCTTGAAGTCATATTCAAGAAGATGACGATAGTTTTCGATCAATACTTTGTAATCGTCGGATTCGTTTTTCAATACGTTAAGGAAATCAGGAATTTTCAAAACGATCAAGAAACCATAACCAGTTTCATACAAGTCCCATTGTTCCAAAGCGGAGTAGTCAACTACGCCACGAGTAAGCATGTATTTAGTAACATTACGGACTGGTTTAGTACCAGCGAAAATGTTTTTAATAGTATTTGCCATAGTATGTCGTCCTCCTTTCTATTATAATACAGCGTTTTCGCTGTTACGAATAGCTTCGATTTTGAAGATTTCAGTTTGAATGAAGTTACGGAATGTAACTTGGATACGAGCATAGAAGATTTTGTTCATGTCGTAGTTCAAGTCTTTAGTGTAGATAACTTGAATTGTTTCAAACTTACTGGAGTGACGAGCAATGATGGATTCAACGTCTTGTTTGTATTGTACCAAATCATCGCCATCCAAGAATTTGTAACGGTTGATTGGACAACGTTGACGGATTTCACGAATTAATGCTTGTACCATAAGTACGTTATTGCCCCAGCTCAATTGAGTGTAAGCACGTTGTGCAGTGAATTCGGAGTCCATAGTCAAGACACCATCATAGTAAGTTGCATAGTTGATGCGGTTGTCATCGAAGAATTGTTTTTGATCACCGGATTTAGGAGTATGTTTTGGTGTGAAGTTGATAGTACCATCAATTACATCATCAAATACGATACCGTAAGCTTGACCACAGAATGGACGAGATACACCATTCAAGTAATGGTTAACAAATTTAACTGCCATGTTGTAAGTGGAAGTTACTGTAATTTGTTTACCAGAGTATGGGTCAAGGATATCCCAGTAGTTGCTGTAAAGCATAACGAATTTAGAACGAGCGGATTCTGGAAGTTTAGATACTTGGTATTTAATATCTTGGAAGGACATCAAACCTTTAGTACCCATATCTTCGAAGTATTCGCAGTCTTCACGGAATGCTACTAATTCTTCAATAGAACGTTTGATTGCAGCAGGATAGTTGCAGTCGAAGATAACGTCGATACGGTTATTATCTACATCGTAGATAGAATCGCCTTGTTCGCAAGAGCCATTGAATACCATTTGAATTTGTTTGTAGTAGTATTCAAGGTTAGCCATAGGGTTTGTGCCAAAACGACCGTTAGAACCATTAAGCAAAGAAATACCATTCAAGTTGTTAAGGTTAACGGAAGTAGATTTAACACGGATGTTGCTCATCTTTTTACCATACAAATCTGTATTGTAAAGCAAGTCACAAAGAGCCATTTCTTTTTCATCACGACCAGAGATGTATGCTAAGTTTTTGTAGAATTCTTCCCAGTATTCTTCGAAGATACGAGTACGAATTTGACGAGAAGTTTTAGCATTTACAACACGAGTAAGAGACATGTTCAAACCAGAGTCACGAATGTCTGGGTTCAAGGAGAACATGAATGTTTCAAGTTCACTTAAAGTACCATCTTGGTTTTCTTCCATAACTTTCAAGATATAGGAAGCATAAACGATTGGGTATTTAGTTGTGTTGTTTCTATAGATACGAATACGTTTGTTAGAAACACCACGACCGATATCAGTGAACAAGAAGAGTGGGTAAGAACCATCTTTACCCAAACCATTGTGAGTATGAGAAGCTTTCAAAGCTGTCTTATAGTCACCAGGGTTGTTAGACACCATATCTACGGATTGAAGTGTGAATTCAAGATCAGCAACTTGAGTCATGATAGGTGTAGAAGCCACAGAAGAAGTTGTTTCTTCACCAGTAGCATTATCACGGTAAAGAGCTTTACCGTTTTCATCTGTTTTTTGAATATTGGTTTTTGTTACATTTGCAATGACAGCAATGTTAGCCAATTTAGCATCTTCTGCTACGACACGACGAGCGAAAAGACGACCACCAGCTTTTACAAAGCTAGCAGCAGTCAATAAAGATTGACCATGGCGAGCGAAATCAATGTTATCGCCGTAATAGTCGGCGAAAGCTTGAGCGTTCTCGATTTTGGTAAATTCTTCTGGCCCTTTGTCAGAGGAAAATGCACTGAAATTGATAGGTCTATCAATAGTAACTTTGATAGTATTATCAATAGGATTAATTTGACTTTGGTCGTCCCAAATGAACTGTGTTCCAGGAGCTGGCATAGTCTTAGTTCCTCCTTTATTTTTCTTTTAATTCTTAAGAAGTTAAAAAAGTTTATATAAACCTTCTCAAAGAGAGGCAAACTTTAATCATATGTTAAAGGCCACTTCCGGTATATCGCTTATAAATCCTTACCAGTAACGATATTCTCTAATGGAGAATCAACCTCGCTATCATTCAAAGCAGCATATACAACTGACTCGTTAAAGTTTTCAGAAGTAATTGCTGAATAAGGACTGATTATTTTGGCGATAGTCTTAATACCGATTGGAGTATAATTCTTCATATTGGTTTCGCCAGATAACCTGAATGGCACGTCTATATTATCTTTAGCCCGGCACAGTTCAGAAATCATAACGCCAAATAATTGTAGTGCTACATTATACGAAGCACCATTATAGGCAATATTATCTATGAAATAATTTTGAAGTTCATCATAACCAATGGTATTAGGAATAGCACCAGTGATTGCGAATAATTTCAAGAATTGTTCTGTATTTTCGATATCTTCTGGTACAAAGATATTTACAATAACCGGGTTACCTTTTTTATAACGAAGAATCCGATAATCTTGTTTCTCTGATTCTTTAGTTAGTTTAATACCTTTAATTTTATCTACTTTATATGGATTCGTTAAGAATCTAGTAGGATAATTAAACTGCTTTAGAGAACCTCTTGTCCCAGTCTTAGAAACTAAGCAATAGTTCATAATACCCATGACATTAATAAATTCTCCAGCATAGGCAGCTAAACCTCGATCGAAAAAGATTTCAGGAATATAGAATTGGAATTCGCCATCTTGATTAAAGACTATGGAATCACCTACACGTTTTAGAAACGTCGGAATCTTTTGATCCATAATTTAACCTCCTTTCTTCAAGTTTATTATGTTGTCATGGATATAATTTGTGATTATTTACTGTGGAATATGAGGACCAACGTATCCACCCAATGTAGTTTTGAATACATTGTGCTTCCACCATAAAATCAATTCATTAGGTTCTTTATGTAGGAATTTCTTGAAATCCCCACCAGGTGTAATCAAGTTAGCAGGTATAATAGAATACCCAGGACGAATAATACCCGTAGGACCAAGAACAGTAACACCACCGGTACTAACACCGCCAGTATTCTTACCGCCTCTAATAATAGAACCGACAATACTTTTGCCAATTAGTTTACCACCATCTACAATACCGTCAGTAACGATACCTTTAACAGTTGCACCACCAGTAGTAATACCATCTTCGATAGTGAATTGAACGCCATTGATTTCACCGATAGCTGTACCACCATAGACTTTACCACCAGTAGAAGTACCACCATGTGCTTTAACACCAAACACACTAGCACCAAGAGTAGTCATGTCTATACCAGAACGTTCACCACCAGTAACAATGGAGCTTTGAATAACTGGATTAAATGCAACACCATCGATTGTTTTACAACCAACGATATCAGCATCCACTACGAATAAACGACCTTCTTTAGCTTTAACTAAAGAACCTTCTAATTCTCCGTTACCAGATTTACCACCTTCGGCAATTGGATTAATTAGTTCACCAGCCATTACTTTGCCAGCAACTAATGTACCACCGATAGATTGTGGATTGAAAATAGTAACAGATTTTTGATCTTTATTTACACCCATACCGACACCACCGAGTGCAATAGATGTATCTTCTAATGCTGTAGCAGAAACTACAGTACCAGCAGTTACATTACCATTACCATCGATAGTAGCATCTTTAATGAGGATATCTTTAAATAAACCATTCGCTGTTGCACCATAAGTTTTGGCGTTAACCATGTTAACGTCTACACCGAATAATTCATTATAGAGACCAATATATCTGATAGTAGATGTACGGATATTCAATACATTAGACATACCTTCAGTAGAGCAATCTACTTGTAAGATATAGTCTGTATTATCACAAGGGCATTTGCAAGTACTTGCAGTACCAACTTGACCAATTCCAGTAATAATACCAGAAACTTGATGTAAAGAACCAGCTTCTACATAACGGATAGTATATTTATTACCAGTTGTAATATCTACTTCTTTTTTAGTACCATCGGAATAAGTAATTGTTAATTTCAACATTCTAGTTTCTTTAACACCGACATCGACTACCATAAGAGCATCTAATTTGTCACCAGTATTTCTGCAGTCACAGCTGCAGCCATCAGCAACCCATTGGGTGCCACCGTACATATCAAAGATATTATCTCTATATCTATTATTCATCGCATAGATATTTAATGGAAATTCACCTTCGGAATAATGAATCTTGCTCATTATATTTAACCTCCTTTTCTAAATGATTATCTAAATGTTTGCCGATCAGCTTCGTAATGGGCTTTAATATAAAAAAGAAAATAAAAGTATATTATAGAATTGAGTAGAGATAAGCTTATCTTATCTCTAGAAATTTTTATATTTTTCTTTTATGAAAGGAGTCATAATTATGACAAACAGTGACAAAATTATTGACACATTAGTCGACAATGCTGCAGGTGTTGTTAAACGTGCAGCAAAGAAGGTAGTGAACAGTCTATTCGTAGACAAAGAACATTCTAAACCATATATCGAAGATGGTAAAGATGTAAAAGAATACGTTTCTTCCAACCCTATTGTAGATTTCGATGCAGAAGAATTTAATGGTGGTTGGGCTCCAATGGATAATTGGCCTGAATTAACAGGAGTATATCTACCAGGATTTATGAAATGGGAAGATTTTATTAAAGAAGAAGGAGAAGATGGTGGTCTACCTGTAAAAGATAATGTTTTTATCTATACATATAAATTTAAAGGTACAGGTCCTCGTCTTGTTTTATTAGAACAATTCTGCAATGAATTAGACATGAGCTATACCGAATACGAAAAAATTATCTTAGCGTGCCCATCTTTAATTCCAGTATTAATTCCTCATGGTGATTTCCAAAAAACAATGTTCAATCGTGAAGCCGAATACAATGCAGAACTATTAGAACCTCATTATTTAATTCCAGTATCTGGTTTGGTAATGGCTGTAATGAATATTCGATTCAGTTCTACAGATGCTATTACATTCAAACGTACATTGGCTAAAACTATTGGGGTTGTCGTTGGTAAAAGTATAAACGGTTAATTTATAAGGGAGGAGAAATCCTCCCTTTTATTTTTTATTATTTTTTCTACGTTCCTGAGGGTATTTATGCTTTAAACACACCTATAATGACATATTATGCTAATCCAAAGGAGGTAGATATAAATGGGACCAGAGGAGATGATGGTTCAACAACAACCACAACCATTACGCCCTGTATACCAAATGAGCACTACCAATAAATCTTTCTTAAATATGCACTACTACCTCAAAGCGAGAGGTATAAAAAATAATAAATTTATGCTAGTTCTTTTCGATCCAGATTTAGCTGGGGTAGATCCACATGATCCTAACCTTAGTTTGATTATGAAGCAAAAAGTAACTAGAGAAGTAGTAAGAAATTATTGGTATTTCCTTCGTGAAGTTGTTCGGGTATACGAAGATGGTAACCCTAGAGGTGTACAATATAGATTAGACCGTGGTAACATGGCATTCCATTTCTGTACTCTTTATAACTTAAATATTTTCCTAGAACTTCCTCGTCAGGTCGGGAAGACCACATCCGCACTTATCCGTTATTTATATATCTATAACTTCGGTAGTGCTAACTCTATTATCACATATCTCCATAAAGACATGAAAGCATCTAAAGAAAACTTGAACGATACTAAACGTCTTAGAGATATGCTTCCACCTTATCTACAAATGGCACAAGAATTCTCTATCGTAAATGGTAAGAAGAAAAAGATGCCTACTACTGTAGAAAAGATTCAAAATCCTATAACTCATAATGTAATTAATACATTACCTTCTGCTCGTAATGCTATGCTTGCATCTAACTTGCTTCGTGGTAAAACTATCACAATGCTATGGGCAGACGAATGGGCCTTCATCAAGTATAACGATATCATTTACTCTAATGGTATGCCAGCATTGAATACAGCCTTCCGAAATGCAGCTCGAAACAATGCACCTCATGGTTTTATCATTACAACAACAGCTGGTATCTTATCTGATGAAGCTGGTGTATATGCATATAAGATGGTACAAAATGCTACTCGTTTTAATGAACAGTGGTATGACCTTTCTTATAAAGACTTGATGGAACTTATTGATGCTAATGTAAACTCAATCTTCGTTCATATTAGATTTGGTTATGATGAATTAGGTTTAGGTGAACATTGGTTTGCAGATATCTGTCGTAAGATGAACTATGATATGGTTCGTATCCGTCGGGAAATCTTACTTGAATGGATTGATAAACCAGAAAACTCTCCATTCAATGCTAATGACTTAGAAACTATTCGTGGTTTGACCAGAGAACCAATGAAGACTGTACTATTATTAAATAAATACAACTTCAATATTTATTCTATCAATGGTACTATGTCTGCAGCTCACCCAGAAGGTCTCGGTATCCAACTCAATATGAGAAATGTACCAATGGATCCTCCAATTATCGGTGTCGATCCATCTGGTGGTTATCAACGAGATTATTCTGCTATCTGTGTAATTGACTCTAGGACTACAGAAGTTATTGCTGAGTTAAAATGTAACTATATTAGCCCTCCAGATCTTTGTCGTTGTATCTATTATATCGTTACTACAATGATGCCTAATGCCATTGTAAATATCGAACGAAATGGTGGTTTCGGTGCATCTATTATTCATAGACTTAGAGAAACTTCCATTAAAGATAATCTATACTTCGAATATAAAGATCGTGTAGTAGAAGAAACTAATGACGACTTTGGTCGTGTAATTAGACGTAAACAAAAAACAAAAGTATTTGGTCTAGATTCCTCTAAAGGAACTCGTGATGAATTAATTCAAATACTTCGTGAACGTGTAGAACTCCATAAAGATAAATTCAAATCTAAACTAATTCTAGATGAATTAGAAAAGATGACTGTTAAACGTAATGGTAAAGTAGAACACTCTGACAATTCCCATGACGATTTGACATTTGCTTATCTAATGGCTCTATTTGTTTGGTACAATGGTAAGAACCTAAAAGAAAACTGGGGTCTTAATAAAACAACAATCAAGACTGAAGAAGATGTCGATGAAATTGTAGGTATTCCTGAAGAGGAACAAAAATACGTTGACATCGTTGAAGAAATGGTTGTTAATGATGACGATAAGATTGCTAAGGAAGTTGAAAAACAACTTAAGGAACTTAAAGCTGGTATAGGTATGACAGTTGATGAGTTCTATAGAAAGCAACAAGCTAAAGAAGAAGAGCAATTTAAAATGATGATGCAAAATAGAGTATTCTTAGAAGCTTATGCTAAGTTCTCACAAACTCCTATCAATGAATTAGAATCATTATATGGAACAGGCTCTAGAACTACGATACCTAATACAGTATTCTTAGGTGCTGATGCTGACTTAATAGAACAAATGGAACATGAAAAGAACTTTGCTCTAGCTAAAGTCAAAATAGAAAATTAAAAAAAAATAAAAGAAGATTAGGAGTACCCAATATTGGGTACTCCATCTTTTTTTTACTTAATGAAACGACAATTTCTTTTGCTGTTTACATGATACTTATTATCACGTAAAGTTAACTCCCAACCCTCATAAGGATCGTTAGTTCTTTCTTCTTTGTTAATAAGAATTGGATAAGAGATCTCATTACCAAAATCTGCTTGCTTTTCAATAGTTGGATATAACTCTTCAAACCCAGAGAACTCAGGATTATCTCTGAGATACCATCCAATTACTCTAAGCTCTGAACGATGACCTGTTTCTAGAAGTTCTTCAGCTTCTTTTACAGTCTTATAGAATAATTCGCCTTTACGAGGTGCGATGAGTACGGATGTTTCATATCCCACTCTTGTTTCTTCACCTAATACAAGTTGATAACGGCTGATTCCAGCCATATCAACGATCTCTTTTAGAGAGATCAAATCTAGATTTTTGTCAATTGCTGCTTTAATACTACGAATAATGAATAGTCGATCATTTTTAGTTAAAAAGTTTTTCATCTTAAAATTCTCCAAAATAAATTAATTAAAACTAAATAAAAATTACTAAAATACCAATCCTGTTAATTCTTTAAAAGTCTTTACTAATGGATAAAATTTATTTGTTTCTTTTTCGGTACATTTTACATATTCCATTAATAGATCATTACCTTCTTTTAGACACTTTTCAAATTCTTCACCCTCTTTAGGGATTAGATATGTTGCCATAGTAGGATGATTAGGTCTTTCTTGTGCTGTAATGACAAATGATTTGTTTCCATTAATAGCAGTTTTGAGATCTAAAAAGATATCGATACCAGCATCGATAGCCTTTTCACATACACTCATTAATACTTTTAAATCGTCAATGTTAATTTCTCGTTTCATTTTAGAAATCCTCCAATAAATTAAACAAAAAGATTAAATTAAAATAATTATAGAAACTAATTGCTTCTATTCACTTCTATAATATACAACCAATATTTCAGACTATTACAATTTTGCGAAGGAATGTCCCATACCCAATATTGGGTATGGGAAATATGGTTAAAAGTTTATAACCTAGTTTACCATCTAGCAACCCAAATACCATTAGTACTTTTAATAGTTTTAGTGATATGATAAGGGAAATCAGATGGGGTCATGATTGCATGTACTGGAGCATTAGCTTCGTTATGGACAGTCACAACGTTAGTTCCAATAACATGATTAGTATCTACAGCAAAAGAAGTGCTAATACTAGCCATGATACATAAAATCATTAAAATTAGAGTCTTTTTCATATTATTCTCCTTTTTGAGGGAAATACTCTGAATTAGATTTATTTTAAAGTTAGAAGATCATTCATGGGAACTAATGTTTTTACAACAAAACCACCCCATGTCTGATATCAGACATGGGATGATACGATTCCAAGAGCAGTTTTGTACAGTTGACCGGACTATACTTATTATAAAGTCCATCATTTATAAAATTACTATTTATTTTGCTGCATACTAAATAGTAATACTAAAAGGAGGTACCCTCGATGAACTTACAAGGTGAAAATAAGGCGGATTTTATCGTCGCAGAAGGTATGTTAGCTAACCTCTTAGCTAATTTTAATACCGAATTTATTTATAATACAGTTGAAGACTTATTACAATACCGCAGCACCCATTTTGATTTACAACCTAAACACAATATCATATCAGCATTAGAAATTGCATTTAAAGATATGATAAATAACTACCCTGGTGATAAAGCTAATATCTTAGAAGTAAGAGAACAAGTATACAAAGAAATCTTACATAGACTTTGTAGAGATGGTTTGTCTGTATCGTATGTGGATTCAGAAACTAATATCTATACTTTGGTTAAATACTTATATGATCTTTGCATCGCTAGATATGATTTATTTGTATTTACATTCTTACGTCGTTTTATTACTATCCAAAAAGACTATTTATACACAGCTCTTCAATTGGATACTAAACGTAAATCTAAAGACACTAGTACTATCTACAATAAAAACACATTCGAAGATCCTAAATTAGCTATCATTATCGCTAACTTGGATACAGTATTACAACATATCTGCTATGACTTAGACTTAGATATGTACAATGCGATGAGCTATATGTATTACACAGAAGAAGATAGAATAATCATGAACTACTTGACTAATTATATCGACTCTGGTGTAAATATTATCGATTGCTTCATTCGTCCAGTATTAACTAATCCATTATTATTCAACCCATGCTTTGCACATTTGAAAATGCTTGGTAATATCAAAGATGTAGATCATACTGAAGTTGGTTATGACCCAGAGATGAATAATCATTGGAGAAATTAGGAGAATTAGGATACTATGAGAAATAGAACAGAAGACATATTAAAAGCACGTTATCAAGATATTGAATCTAAACTAGGTATTGGTAAGAAAGACGTCTATGGTGAATACTTTACTAAAGGAGCAGACGTTACTAAAGAATTCTTAGAAAAGAATGTTTTCCCAAATACTAATGATTTTGATTTCAAAGATCCAGCCACTTCAGAATTCCCAGCATTAACTGATGAACAAAAGCTTGCTCTTGGTCGTGATGCAGTCCTCATCTATAATACAGTACGTGATTATAAAATGGGTGACAATGAAATCGATTGGATTAAAGTAGCTAGAGAAGCTAAACTTCTTACCAATCGTCAATACGAAGAACTTGATTTAGAAAATCGAGATATCCCATTTGAAGAAAAACTCAATGTAATAAATAATATCAAAGATTTGATTATTGGTTCTGGTGAACAAATCTTCTTTGGTTTACAAATCGAATCTTCTCGTGAATTAAATGGTATGATGCCATTTGAATTAGCTCGTAACTATTTCTTACAAAATGATCAAATGTTTAAATTTGATCCAGAAAAAGAAGAGTTCGATGGAGATGTAACTGATTATAATAGATCTTATAGTCAATCTCTATATCTTAATGCTATCAAAGAGATTCTTGAGAAACCAGAGTTCTATGATCGTATTGAAAAGGAATTATCTGATCGTCTATACAAACGTACTATTAAACGTACTACAGAAACTATCAAACAAATCTCTGATAAGAAACGTTACAATAATACTAAGAAGACAGCAACACGAGACACTTCTAGATTAGATGAAATGATTCGTTTATTATTCCCTGACTTAACTAAAACACAATCTCGTGTATTTGTGTATGCTATGTCTAAATGCTTCACTAAGAAGAAGACATTACAAGCAGCACTTACTTGCTACTTAGTTAATTCCAATATTATCTCTCTTATTCCAATCATGGCTTATAAGAAAGACGATTCCGAATTAACTGGTTCTGCTCGTATTCTTTATAATAACTTAACTGAAGTATTTAATACTATCAAAGAAAAGATTACTAAATAAAAAAAGAAAAGATATAGGAGTACCCAATATTGGGTACTCCATATTCTTCCGCTTAAAGTAATGGGTCTTTGTCTTGTACTCTAGTGCTATAACCTTTTGAATTATTCAATACAAAGTTATTTACATATTCTAGATCGACATAAAAGACAATTTCAGAAATACGTTCTGGTAGAGGTTGTTTAGGGATAATGCTATAAGTATTCCAATCTATAGTTACATCTCTTCTTTGACCAGCATTATACAATTGAACGTCCATAAATACAGCAGGAGAAATATACTGCTCTTTAGCAGCTTCTGCTATATTATAGAATGAATTATCATCTGGTCGTTTAATAGCATCAATAAAGTTGATTAGTTGATCATGATCTTTGATAGGGAATTCTTTAGAATCTTCTACATAGTCAGTTGACATGTATTGACCCCAACCTTTTTCATTTCTAGTAGGTACCGCATCAAAGCACATATTATGATAAACAAATCTTTCTCTATTGACATTTTCACATGGAATATTAACTAAGTTTGTAGGATCCTTAGAATAATATGTATAGAATTGAGGAGCTGGGAATAAACATTCCACATCCATAGATACAATAAAGTTATTATCTATTTGACCTTCTCTTTCACCTTCACCCAATTCTAGGTTGTTAAACTTAAGGTGAGTATACATATCCGTCATTCTTATATAAAACTCATATTCACCTTTTGTACCTCTGAATTTGTACGAAAATGGTAAGTGTGAGTGCTTGTTTAAATAAGAAATGAACTCAAATAGCTTTAATACATCTCCATCACAGATATCAAATCCAGAATCTCTAGCAATAGCATAGATTATTTCCTTAGGTACTACGAAGTCTAAGTCGATATACTTAGTCTTAGTAGTTGGAGGAGCAAAAGCTAGTTGCATGAACTTATATAAGTCCATAGCGTGATTAAAGGAACTTACTTTAACTTTATAGTTGAATTCAACTCTAAGTTGTTCCATTTGAATAGATAATAGATTACCAGAAATATCATCTTTAAAGAAAGCATCATTAAACCGTGCTTTATTGGAATAGATATTCTTACCGAAGTTATATAAACTAGAGAATTCTCTATTATATTCATAATCCAAACGAGGAGTAATCATCAATGATGGTTTACCACGTTTAACGTAATCTAATAAATCTTTATTTAAATAATCTGCTAAGATATTCTTACCAGCAATGAACTCTGATTTGAAATATCCATCAGCAAATCTACGAACAAACCAATTTCTCATATATTCTACACAAATAGAATATGTATGGGAGATAGAAGGAGTACAAAGACTCATGGTATGCTCTTTTTTGAATTTGCGAAGATCTTCTAGTCCTTTTGGACGTATTTCAATGATCTCCATGTTACTTACATCATTAGTTTTACTGCTATAATCCAAGTTCTTATCTCCTTTCTTTATGATAGTTTACTATTATGTCATAAAAAATAAAGAATGGCATAACTCCCTCGAATAAATGAGGGAGTATACCTATATATTCAAATTCTCTTAGTAATTAAACTTTGCAATACAGTAAAACCAGACTAAACGATACTAAGAGAATTGGAATACCTATAATTCAGTTTCGAATTCATAGATAGAAACGGAATAAGTTTCGAATTTCTTACACAATTCAAATTCAGCACACTGTTCCATTTCCAATAAAGACATATCAGGTTTGATCTTATCTGTTTCAATTTCTTTATTTAAGAATTCCGCTAATGCTTCTTTATCTTCGAAGTATTCTTCGAATTCATCACCGCCGTCTTCATTCCAGTTACAGTAATAACCATATACTCTGAAATGAGTAGCAGAGAAGAATACATCATCTGTATCTGTATTGATGAATAAACCACAATCTGGTTCTTCAGCAAATACGTCAAACTTAATACCTTCCCATTCTTTATCTATTAACATTTGGAAATGTTCTGGATAAGGACGCCAAGCACTTTCTGTTGCTAGTGTAAAGAAGACAATAGGTTTCTTATCTTTATAAGTTTCTGTAATTTCAGAACACCATAGAATTTCATCCCTAAGACTTTCTGTCTTTTGTTCATAAAATTCTGGTGGTATATCTAGAGATTCAAATACTTTTCTTATATAACCGATATTTTTATCGATAAAGTCATGAAAAGATTTTAATTTTTCAATTTCGTTTGGAGTGCAATAAAATGCGAACTCGCTGTAACAATTATTTGCCATAAGTTTGTTCTCCTTCAGCATATTCATGGAATAAGGTTAAGTTTTTCACATAACGTTCAGGGTGTTTTAAGAATTCCCTGATTGGGATTACTGATGTTTTAGCAGCTGTTAAACCAGGCATCTCTTCGATAACTAATTGGTTACCTAGAGTATCACAGAATTCTAAGAAGTCTTCTTTGACATCTTTACATTCTTTACCACCTAATAAAACATCACATGCAATACGATAATCATCTGCACATAGATAATCCATCACAATGAATTCATCCCAAGTACAGATCCTACCGCTTTCATTAGTTGGATAGCGTTCTAAAGTATTTACTACTTCACCATCTTTAATCATAATATTGAAACAGGATCGTTTTATGCCGTCTTTTTTACCTAGAGCCACAATAGCTGCAATGATATCCAATGCACCAACGTATTCTAAAGCATATGCGTCGTCCCATTTTCTTTTAACGATTTCTTCAGCATATAGATCAGCGAACGAATGACGTAGTCGTTCAATTCCGATACCAACTACTTTAGAGAGAAAGATGTTATATTTAACCATCTCTTCACTTTTTGGAGCATTATACATACCCCATTCTTGTAAAGCGTTTTTGCTTACATTAACTCTATTGAGTTTGTGTGAAAACATATGTGTTTCCTCCTTTATAAATTTTGCCAGTATAAAATTATACTCGGCTTCATGGAAATAATATACATCTAAAAATTAGATTAAAAAAGAGAAGATATACCCATAGCCAATATTGGCTATGGGTGTTATATCAGTCTAATATATTGATTACTTGTAATAGATCTTCACCATTAAGTGATTCGCTAATACGTTTAGTATGCTTTTCAACCGCACGTTGATACATACATTCAAAGTCTTCATCATCTAGCTTTATTATAGAATCAGATAGAGCATACTTCTTAAATACTGGTAATTTCTTCTTATATTGATTTACCATAGCGGAGAAACCTCTGTCCACCACTTCAATATAAGTAGTATCATTAGCACGAGTACGCCCTAATGATTGTCTAGCCAATACATGAGAACTAAAAGGCTCTGCTAGTAAAATAGTTAGTTGTAAACCATCAATATCCATAGCAGCACCACATGATTTAGTTGTAGATAAGATAATTCTCTTTTCTAATTCAAATGGTTTCTGTTCTTTAGGAATAAGAGTAGTATAAACACCAACTTGTCCTTTTAATTCAGGATAAGCATATTCTATCCAGTCTTTAATGGATAAGATTGCTTCGTTTGTTGAGATATATACTAGAGCTTTATTAACTTCTAGACATTTCTCTACCATTATACGAAGCATCTTAATAAAATTAGCTGATTTAGTACAATATTTAGCATAAGCATGCCCATTTAGACCATGTCTATTCATACAACGTTGGATATCCATTGGTGATGGATGGGAATTGTATTGAATAGCGATATAATGTGTATGAGGATCATTATCCTCATCAAATAAATCTATTTTAGGTACAGTTTGGAAATATGCTTGATATACTTCATCTTCATCTCTATCGGATCTTTCTGGTGTTGCAGTAAGATAGATAGTTTTATATGTATTGGTAGCAAAGTCTATATGGGATACATTCTCGAATGATAAATGAGCTTCGTCATATATCTTTAATCCAACACGTAGCTTTCTAAATAATTCACCTACCTTATCCCAGCCATATTTGTCACCATACGACTTGATAGTTTGGTGAGAAGCCAATATATACTTTATCGAGGATATGTCTACTAGTCCCTTTAATACACGGGCAATAGAGCCAATTCCGACTAATTGATATATTTCACTTTTAGATGTATCTGTATATTCTGTAATACGATCTTCCCATTGTTTAATCCAATCATTGGAAGATGTAATCATAATAGAACGTACTTTCATAATAGCCGCAGATACTACAGCTACATATGTCTTACCAACACCTGTATTTAGGTTTACAGATAGTTGGGATTTGCCTCTGGTATAAGCATATTCTCCATTACCAAGAATAAAGCTCAAAGTCTTCTTTTGAACATCATTTCTCGGCAAGTAACGTAGAAAAATGTTTAAACCAGCATCGAATGGGTCGCATTCTTTATCTATAGTTACATTGGTACCAAACCAATGCTCTAGTCTACTTAATGGAAATCCTCTAGGTATTGATAAAGTACGTTTATCTGGATCATACTTAATGATCCAGATAAACGTACTTTATCAATACCTAGAGG